TATGTACAAGACTGCTAAGAGAGCTAGAACCCAACGTGCAATCTTTTGTGGATGGTGGCGTAACGAATATTACTCAGTAGAGGCAGACTCTAAAGAGTACAAAGTTTACTGGGATGGAAAACTCAAGCCAGAAGAAAAAGAATGGGTGAAAGAGATTAAAAAACTCTACGGTGTAGAGGTAAACTCTAGGCAGATGGCATGGTGGCGGTGGAAGATGGCAGAGGGAATCAAAGATGAAACCCTGATGTACCAAGAGTTTCCACCTACAGAGGACTATGCTTTTGTGATGACAGGAACTTCTTTCTTTTCTAACAGCAGGTGTACAGATGCAGCCAAACACGCCAAAACCCTCGACTACGAATGTTATAGATATGCCTTTGGACAACTCTTCCAAGACACAGAGTGCCTACCGTCCTCAGACCGTTTGGCAACGCTACGGGTATGGCAACAACCGATTGATACCGCCTACTACGTTATCGGGGCAGACCCAGCTTACGGCAGCTCAGATTGGGCTGACAGATTTTGCATACAAGTCTATAGAGTCTATGCAGACGGACTTGACCAAGTTGCTGAGTTCGCCACATCGGAGCTTAACACTTACCAGTTCGCTTGGGTCATTGCTCACCTTGCTGGAGCATACAAAAACTCGACTCTTAACCTCGAAGTCAACGGACCAGGACAAGCCGTAATCAACGAACTCAGAAACTTAAAACGTTTAGCCTCTGCTATGGAAGGAGGCACTGGTCGTGGACTCATGGACGTACTTGGCTCTATGTCTAATTACATCTGGAGGCGTTTAGACTCTATGGGTGGTCTGTCCAACTCCATAGGATTTGTGACCACAAGCTCTTCCAAAGAACGTATGCTCTCTTACATGAAAGATTATTTTGAACGTGGCATGATGGGTATATTCAGCATGGACACCTTAGAAGAGATGAAAGGCATTGTTCGTGAAAATGGATTCATAGGTGCGCCTGGTCGTGGCAAAGACGACAGGGTCATTGCTTCAGCACTGGCAACAATAGCATGGGCAGAACAAGTGCAACCTAGATTGATAGCGCAACGCCTTACCAGGATGATGTCAACAAAACAAGATGAATACACCCCTGAACAAATTGCAGTTGGAAAAAATGTTTCCAATTATTTAAAAATGATAGGGATGTACGGGTCTAGTCATTAACCTGTGAAGAATGAAATGATACAAAACCTCAGTAAGAAACAACTTATGGTAGAGATGAAATTGTTTTTAGAAGACAAAGACAGGGGCATTTCTATCAAAAACTTCTGTGAATTAGCAGGTATATCTGACCGATTGTTCTTTTACATCTTCCGTGAGGGTACTGCGCCCCTAACAGAAGAGACCCAAAGGGGGCTAAATAGAGCCTACAAGCATTGGAAAGAAGGAAAGATACGGGTAATGAAGAAGCGTACAAATGAAACTTATCCTGATTACAGGAAAGAACCTGTACAACCTTTGATACCTATGAGTAAGTTGGTTATGACGAATACGGGGTTTAAAGTACAAAACAAACCTTTAAACCGCCACGATTACGCAAATTTCGACAATATTTTGGTAAAAACTTGAAAAAGGGGGTGATATGGGAGTTCTTAAAGACTATATGTGTACAGAACACGGTGTATTTGAATCTAGAGAGGCAAAATGCCCTATAAAGTTCTGTAAAGGGGATTTATCGGTAATTTTTCTCCAACCAGTGGCTATAAAGTCAGAAAAGACCAAAAGAAACGATAAAAACATAGAACAACTCGCTTTAGAGTTCAATATGACCGATATTAAGTCTACAAAAGAAGGTGAACACCAAACTGGGTACTTAAAACGCAATAATAAGCTCACAGACAAAGAATTTGCCCAAGCTGGTGAGGCTATGGCTCATAATCAGAAGATGGAAGAGGAAAATATTGTCAAACAAAGATTAGGTGGCGCAATGTGGGGTAATGGTGGTAATATCAACCTCAATTCCGTCATGGGCGGGCAGTTTAAACCTGTCCGTGATGAATCCGTAAGCGTTTTACCCAGTGACGTTGCTCCTGGCGGGAGATTTAGACCCCCAATGCCAGGACCAGGCACTCAAAATGACCATGAAGGTTTAAAGTTGGAGTAATAAATGAAGATACCAAAAGGCGCACAAGACAGAGAGGAGTTCTTTAACGACCTTATTTTTAAGTGCGAGGTTTCCTTGGAGAACCGTAAAACAGATTATGGCTCTCTAAGGAATTGGTATCTCTTTGGTAACGGACCGAATGAAGCTCCGTCTATCTACAACAAAATATATCCGCATCTAGACCAGGTCACTTCTTTCCTTTACTCGGCAGAAACTACCCGTTTCTCCATCAACCTTGGGGCAGAGGTTCACGGAGAAGAACACCGCAAGATTCCTGCTTTAACAAAGTTGTTGAACAATGAGTGGTTAAATAGCAACGCTGACCAAGTATTTTCTACAGCTGTGACTTGGGCACTGGTGTACGGAACAACCTATGTCAAGATGATTGTCAATAACGGTATTCATCCTTACATGATTGAGCCTGGGTCTATGGGGGTGTTAAGAGAAGACATCACTTATACCGACAGGCAAGAAGCTCTCATTCAAAAATACTACATCACCAAGTCTGAACTTTACGCAAGACTTTACTCTCATCCTAGAAGAGAAAAAATACTAGAACGCATCAACACTCAGGTCCACGAAAGAACAGAGATAGCAAACGGTCTTGACCGCATACTTATGTCTGCATCTAACCTGGGGACACAAGGCGGTACTATGTACGGTAACGTCAACTTAGACTTGACTGGTGGCAATAGATACAAAGCAGAAGTTCGGGAAGATACAGTTGAGATGACTGAGCTGTGGGTTTGGGATGATGACATTCTTGACTACCGAGTTATAACAAAAGCAGACCCAGACGTAATCATTTATGACAGACCAGGTGAATCTGTATTTATTAAGGGTGAATTACCTTTTGTTCAAATATGCCCCAACCCACTCTACGACTACTACTGGGGAGGAAGTGAAGTCAACAGACTCATTTTCTTGCAACGACTTAGAAACCAAAGAATGTCAGAAATACTTGACCTGCTCTCAAAACAAGTTGCTCCACCAACTGCTTTGATTGGATTTACGGGAATACTTGACGAAAAGAATTTTGCACTTAACCGAGCAGGTGGACTTCTTTCTACAGATATGCCTAACGCTAAAGTAGAAAAAATGGCTCCAACCATGCCTCCTGACCTCTTTGAAGTTATCAGGGAAGTAGATGCAATGTTTGAAGAAGCATCAGGTGTGGGCAACGTTTTACAAGGCAAGGGTGAGGCGGGAGTACGCTCTGCTGGACACGCAAGCCAACTTGCTAGACTGGGTTCATCTAGAGTTAAAAAACGTGCACTCATCATTGAAGATTCATTAGAGAAGTTAGCTTCTCTTTATCTAAAAGCACTGCAGCTTTATGATGACACGCATTTTAAAGATACGCATGGCGTTCCGTTTATTGCAGAACAATTTACTAAACACTTTACTGTCAAGGTTGACGGACACTCCAATTCGCCCATCTTTACTGAGGACACCAGAACTCTTGCGTTTAACCTACTCAAAGCTGGGGCTATTGACAAAAAATCTTTACTTGATTTAATAGAGCCACCTATGAAAGAAGAATTGTTGGAGAGACTTAAAACAATGGAAGCAAAACAGGCTTCACAACCCCAACATTCTTCTGGTAAAGAACACGGTAAAGTAGAGCACAAGAAGGAGGGATGATGGCTACAAAAAATGTAGGTGGACCACAAACTCAGCCTAGGGCAGACCAGCCACGGGTGTCTTCAGAAACTTTAAAAAAAGAATCTTCAGGACCTGGCTTGACATACAGAACAAGTAATGTTAAAAACCAGTCTGGCGGTAGAACACAACGGTCTTACGCCAGAAGTTAGCACTAACACAAGGAATCATCATGTACAAAAAACACGGAAAAACAGGTCGCAAGACTCGTAGATAATTTTCTGAGAAGAAAAAGGGTGTGGCTGCCTCCCCTGTGAAGTAGGTGACCACTTGCTATAAGGAGAAATACCATGGCACGTAAAGCTCGTAAACACAAGCGTAAGTAATCCGCAAGGATTAAACCGACTTGAGGGGTTTGTCGTAAAATACCCCTCACCCTATTGACAAAAGGTTTGTAAGTGGTTACAAACTAGGGCAAGGAGAAAATATGAGTGTTCCAAGTGATAAATTGATGGAGTTAATGAAGGGCGGTCAGTCTGCTGGTGCACCTGTGCCTGTTACTCCTTCTATGCCTGGACCAAATATGTCAGACGCAGAAGTTCCTCCAATGGGTTCTCCTATGTCTACTCCAGAACCAAAGATGGGTTCAAAAGAAGCAGCAAGAATTAATTTAGGTATGGCTCAAGATTTACTAGAGCAATCCCTACCTGCGCTGGGTTCTGATTCAGAAGAGGGCAAAGCCACTCTTGCAGCTATCAGTGCAATCAATAAAATTCTTGGTGCAAGAAAAAATAAAACAAACGAACTTCAGCAGTCAGAAATTCTTCAGATGTTGCAAACACTTCCACAAGCTGGTGGCGGAACGCCTGAAGGTAAAGCAATGGCTGCTGCGCCAATTCCTGGTATGTCACCTCCAGGTGGTATGCCTCCCCCACCTCCACCTCCTGGTGGCGGTATGACCCCACCCCCAATGTAAGGAGTTATCATGGATTTATATAAACCAAGAGGCGCATCCTCACCCCGCAATCCCACAGACAACAATCAAAAACATGGCGTTGTAGTTAATACTCCACGTTATGCTACGTTTGGTGGTCTGACAAGTGCGACAAAAGCTGCGACAAATGGTATGCGGGTTGAAAAACCAGCTGACGGTAAAAAAGTTATTTAACAACGGTAAGAGGGTAACAAAATGTCTTTAGAAAACCTTTCATTAGAAGCAAGAGATGAGTTAGCTAGTCTGGCTCAAACGCTTGCGGAAAATCCAGATACACGCAAGGATTTCTTGCGTATGACCAAAAAAGTCAAACCTGGGATGCCTATTCCTGAGTTGGATATTGAGGACCACACCAACAGAGCAATTACTGCATCTGACCAACGTGTGCAAGCCTTAGAAGCCAAGCTCAGAGAAAAAGAGGCAATGGAAGAGTTGCAAAAACGTAGAAACAATTTGGTTAAAAAAGGTCTTGTCAAAGAAGATGAGATTGACCAGGTTGAAAAAGTAATGCTCGAAAAAGGCATCTCTAACCATGAGTCTGCTGCCGAGTATTATGAGTACATGAAACAAGCTGCAAAGCCTACACCTACAGGGTACAAGCCAAGTGCAATTAAGGGTTTAAACCTTGGAGCATTTTGGAAAGACCCAAGAAGTGCGGCTAGAAATGAAGCAGCAAATGCGTTAGCGGACTTGAGAAAGCCTCAACGTCCAATTGGTTTGTAAGAGGGTATTAAGTTTTGTAGGGGCAGAAATGCCCATCTTTAAGGAGCTAATATGGCTATAGGTGGTGGTATTCTGCCTTCAACAAATAGTTCTCAGTTTACTGAGTTAACTTACGTTACTCGCAGAGCCTTTATTCCCAAACTCGTTGTACAACTGTACAACTCCACGCCCCTCATGGCTGCNCTGATTGCCAACAGTCAGCAAGCATCTGGAGGTGTATCTTCTGTAACTGTCCCAGTTCAAGGCGCACAGTTTGTTAACGCTCAGTGGTCTGACTACTCTGGCTCTTTTGCCCAGCCAACAGTCCAACAGGGTGCTTTCAATGCTGAGTTTGACCTTAAATTGATGATTTCTCCCGTACCGTTCCTCGGTATGGAAGGTGTTGCTCAACAAGACGCTGCAATCATTCCATTGATTGAAGCTCGTATGAATGATGCAACAAACGTGATGATGGATGCAATGGCAACTGCCTTGTATAACAACACCACAAACAACCAACAGTTTATCGGACTCCCAGCTGCTGTGGATGACGGTACAGGTGGTGCAACATATCAGACTACTTACGGTAACATCAACCGTAGCACCTATACTTGGTGGCAGTCTAAGGTTTACAACGCAGGTAACGTAAACCCAACAAGACAAAACATTCTTCAGTACATTTCTGGAACAGTGAAGAGAGGTGCAGAAGTACCTACCTTTGGTGTTTGCGGATTTGGTACATGGACATTACTAGCACAAGACTTTGTAGGTCAAGAGCAGTATGTCATCACTCCTGGTTCTGGTTTTGATGGTGATGCTAACGGTCCTCAAGCTGCATTTAGAGCTTTGATGGTTGCTGGTGTTCCAATCTACGCAGACCCATATTGCCCAGAAGGTACTGTGTACTTCCTCAATACAAACTACTTGTCGCTCTACATCCATGAGCAAGGTTCATTTGTGTTTACAGGATTTGAGTCCACACTTCCAAACTGGCAAATTGGTTATGTTGGTGCAGTTCTTATGATTGCTGAATTGGTGTCTGTAAAGCCCAAGTCAATGTCTAAGATTACCAACTACAACTACTTGTCACTATAAGGAGTAATTACAAATGTCATTAGCACTTAATAAGATTATCCTTGCGGGGGCAACCACAAATACGCCTGGTGCGTATGTAACGTTTGCGAATATGACTGCTACAACAGTGGGTAACACAATACCTGCTGGTCTTTATACAGTTTTACCAACTGCTAACGTAACCATCAACGTAGCTACAGCAATCAATGCAACAGGTAACATCACAGGTTACTCATTGTTCTTAGCTAACAACACTGGTGGTTTAGTCTTCTCTGACGGTGTGAACTTCTCAGCCAATGCAACATCTAACACAACAGTTGTGATGTTGACGGTTACTGGTGGACAACCAGTTTCTGGTACTTACAACAACGTCTAAGGAGTGACAAATGGCTAATCCCGATTCAGTCAGTCAGTATTACTTGGATTCATTTGGGAATGGTCGTATTGGTTCTGCTCAAGCTGTTTCATTTGCAACGGTAGGTAACGCAGTTGTTACTATACCGTTTGTTAATGGTGGTTTGACAAATTCAGGCAACATTACTGGTTCTGGAGCTGTTATTGTGAGGAGAGTCACAATTAACAATCCAACTGGTTCTTTGTCTACTGCGAACGTATCTATTACAACAAGTAATGATGGCAACACTTCTAACGCAGTGGTTGCTACTACTAACTTGGCTAATATTACGGCTGCAGGCAGATACCAAGACTTAACAATTGCAACACCGTATTCAACAACAACTGCAATTACTGGTAACTTAACTCAAGCTCTCTACTTCAACGTAGCAGTGGCGAGTGGAAATACCAACGTTGCAAGTATTCAAGTTTACGGTGACGTAGTTCAATTCTGATGAATGTATTTGTAACCAACAGGGGGAACACCGAACTTACGGTAGGGTATGACGGTGTTCTTTATGAGTTTAAGAAAAACGAAACTGTAGAAATTCCTTTTGCAGGAGCTGTGCAGTTGTTTGGTTACAAGTTGGAAGACAGAGAACATATTTTGGTTCGTTATGGATGGATAAAACTACATAGCGAACTTGAAGAAAGTTTAAAGAAGTTAGACCAGTTTGAAATAACAACTGAGAGACCGGAAAAAAACAGCTCGTTACCCTCGGCTGTAGGCGTAGTACCCCTGCGGATTGAAAAGTCTGCTGGGGGAAAATCCTTTCAAAGACGGGTAGCTTAACTATGGAAGTTTCATGGCAACGCTTACGGATTATCTTAATCAGGTTGAAAATCTGTTGCATGACTCCAACAATGTTTTTTGGTCTCAGTCTCAATTAACAACCTACATCAACGAAGCTAGAGAAAGAACGGTAAGAGACACCGGTTGTCTGCGTACCATTCAAACAACTCAAGTACCTATTACACCAACGGGTACTGTAGCTACTCCCTGGACTGCTAACACAACTGTAACTGCAGGTCAGGTAGTCTTTTCTAATATTTTTGTTTATACCTATACTTCAGGCGGAACATCTGGTTCTACTGCGCCTCCTTATCCTACAGGCAACAACGTATTTCCCCCTACTACTCCGTTTGCTGACGGTACGGCAACACTGCAATATACATCTGCTGGTGAAATTATTAACTTTGCTGCACTGCCAAACGGTATACAAACCTATGACGTTGTCAGCGTTAACCTTTATTGGGGTAATTCTAGAATACCTCTTAGGTATTTACCCTGGTCTAATTTCTCTGCACAGTTAAGATATTGGCAGAATTATATTGGTAGACCTATTTGTTTTTCTATGTACGGTCAACAAGCCATGTACATAGCACCTATTCCAGACCAGCAATATTACATTGAGATAGATACAAATATATTGCCAACTGCTCTTTCTACTACAAATCCTAATGTAGTTGACCAAATTATTGACCCGTGGAGTACGGCAGTTCAATATTACGCAGCTTATAAAGCTAAGTTTTATGAACAAAGTTATGGTGAAGCTGAAATATTTAAACAAGAATATAACAAACATATCTTAAATGTACTTAATAGTACGTTTACCAGAAGGATTCCAGACCCTTACTCTAGTGGAGGCTAATAATGGCATCCGCAGAGCAAAAAAAGTCTTATGCAATTGTTAAGCAGTTTAAAGGTTTAAATACCAAAGCTAATCGCACTGCTATAGACAAAGATGAGTTTAATTGGATAGAAAATGCCATGCCTATAGGGTTTGGCAATATCAAAATAACTCCAGCATCTTCTGCCGTATCTAATGTAGGTAACGTAGCAGTTGTATTTTCCAACACAGTTAGCTATTTAACGTCTGCAAACGTCACTGATGACTATATTCTTGCGTCAGAAACTAATGGTCAGATGGAATACTTTGATTTAATTACTTTAAAACAAGGTAATGTTGCTGCAGCAGGTACTTTTTCAAGTTCGGGTGTCAGTTTAGCGCAATATCAAAACACAAACGTATTTATAGGAGACCCGTCTAAAGGTTTGTATTCCTGGGACGGTGCTAATCTGGTTGCTATCGGTTCTGTTGGTATTATTGCGGTAGTTAACCCTGGTTCTGGCTATACAAGCGCACCCAACGTTACTATTTCACCTCCTAATCAAACAGGAGGTAGACAAGCTACAGCTGTTGCGGGAACTACAACGTCTAATACCGTTAGTTATATTGTTTTGACAAATGCGGGTAGTGGGTACACATCACAACCTACAGTTACTATTTCTGGCGGTGGTGGTAACAATGCTACAGCAATAGCGCAACTGGTTACATTTGCAACGGGTACAGTATCTGTTCAAGTCAACAATGGGGGCACAGGATACGGTGCTAACGGCTCTATTTACGTTACCTTTAGCGGAGGTGGCGGGTCGGGGGCAAATGCGTCTGCAGTGATTTCTGGCAACGTAATTACCCAGGTTATTATGAATAACGCAGGTTCAGGGTATACCAGCACGCCAACAGTCAGTATTGGAGGTTCAGGAACGGGTGCAAACATAACCGCAACTGTGAATACAACAGGAATTGTGGATGTAGCAACGTTCTCGGGACGGGTTTGGGTGGCAGCCGGGCGTACAGTTTACGCATCTTCTGCAGTATCTCCTACAGATTATACGTCCGTATCTGCCGTAGCTTTTAATTTGACAGACTCAACCTTACACGGGAATATACAAGCATTATTGTCTGCTAACAATTTCTTGTACATTTTTGGTGATGACTCTATCAACGTATTTTCTAATTTGCAGGTTACATCTACTGGTGCAACTGTATTTACGAATACCAACGTATCTGCGTCTATAGGTTCTAAACGTATTTACGCCATATTTGCGTATTTCCGTTCTGTGCTATTTATGAATGATTACGGTGTATATGCGCTTGTAGGTTCTACAACCACCAAGATTTCAGACCCTCTTGACGGTATTTTCCCGTATATTGACTTTACAAAGCCTGTAACGGCTGGTCAGGCGTTGTTGAACAATATTTTATGTGCGGTATTCAATTTTTACGTCAACTCCAGTTTTCCTTATGGCTCTGGCGGTTCTAGGTACATACAGGCGGTATTTTTTGAGAAAAAATGGTTTATTACCAGTCAAGGAACATTGCAATATGTTACATCTGCGCCCTTGTCTGGAAAAGTAAACCTTTACGGTACACAATCTAACGCTTTGTATCAACTTTACGCTAATAGTTCAACCAATATTAGCAGTTACATTCAGACTGCTTTGATGGATATGGGTGACCCCATAAGAACCAAGCAAGCGTTAAAATTTGCAGTAGAGGCAACGCTTACCCAAAGTGGTGTTTTTAATGTTACGGTGGATTCTGAACAAGGGTCTACAACGCCTTATGTTTTAAGTGACTCAGGAGTTACTTGGATAAATAACAGTAATCAGGTAATATCATGGACAAACAATAGTTTAGCTATTATTCAGTGGTTATTGTCTGTTGGATATTATTTGTACAAGAGTGATGCTAGTCAGTACGGGAAGTATTTGGGGTTAACCATGACTTCTAATAATGCAGCATTTACAGTAAACACGTTTGAATTTGAACATGAATTAAGAGTGAGGTTCTAAAATGCCAGTACCAAATACATTTGCTAGTGCAACGTCTGCAATTCCGTTGGCTAATCTTGATACCAACTTTGCTACTCCTATTACTCTTGGTAATACTGCAGTACAACTTGGTAATACGATTACAACTATCAACAGCGTTACTTTTGTAAACGCAACCATATCTAGCACCAACGGAGATGCCAACATACACGGACTAACAGTAGGTTTAGGTGGTGGTTCAGTATCTACTAATACTGCGGTTGGTTATAACTCTTTAGCTACAAATAGCACAGGTTCTTTAAATGTTGGATGTGGATATAACAGTCTTTATTTAAATACTAGTGGTCAAGAAAATACTGCTGTGGGTGTTAGTTCTTTAGTAAATAACACAACTGGCTCATACAATACAAGTATTGGTAGGCAAGCTCTTGCCGCCAACACCACAGCATCTAACAATACAGCAGTAGGGTATCAAGCTGGATATAGCAGTACTGGAGAAGGAAACACTTATTTAGGATGGCAAGCTGGTTATGCTACTACTGGAATTGGTAATGTTTTAATAGGCAGAGGAACATCAACTGCTTCTGCTGGAGATAATTACGAAATTGTTATTGGGTATGCAACTTCTGGTAAAGGTTCATCAACTGCATTTATTCAATGTAATGGTGGAGGTGCTTATCAATCTAACAATTCAACTCTTTGGTCTGTTACTTCAGACGAACGTTTAAAGAAAAATATTGTTGATAACACTGTTGGTTTAACTGCTATTAATGGTATTAAAGTTCGTAACTTTGAATACCGCTTACCTGAAGAAATTACAGATTTAGACAAATCAAATGCTGTAAATCTTGTAGGAACTCAACTTGGTGTTATAGCTCAAGAACTTCAACAAGTGTTACCTGATTGCGTAAAAACAGAATCTACTGGCGTTATGTCTGTAGATTCAAGTGATGTTCTGTGGCATCTTGTTACAGCAGTTCAACAACTCAGTGCACAAGTTACTGCATTACAAGCTAAGGTGGGCGCATGAGCCAAGTAATCACACTCTTAAAAAACAAGTCTGTACTCTGGGCAATAGTGATTGCAACATTGTCTGTGTTACAAGGTTATGTAATGGAGCTACCACTTACACCTGTACATCAAATGATTGCGGGTGTAGTAATAGCGGTTGTTGTTGTGTTACTTAAGTTTACGGAGCAATAATGTCAGTATCAGCACCATTCTCTCCTTGCGGTAACACAGTAGTTATATCTGCAACTACTACTGCAACCACGCCTGTACAAGTGTCTTCTAACACGCTTGGAGGTAATCAATACCGTATTATCAATAGCGGTTCTGTAACCGTTATTTTAGGATATGGTCAAACATCTGCTCTGGCTGCGTCTGGAGCTGTAGTGCCAACTACCACACAGGCTAATTGCTTACCTTTACTTCCGGGTACAGATGAAATAATTACATTTGTACCTAATGCGTACTTCTCTGCAAATGCAACAAGTAGTACGGCAACTATTTACATAACGCCNGGAGATGGCGATTGATACTAAAGCATTAATATGTTAAAAACTNTAGCTGTAATCACTGGAACTGCAACCAACGGAACTGTTACGCAAGTACAGGGGAACGGTACTGTAAACGGTATTACGCTTACAGGTAACGTTACTACGTCTGGTAATCTCACACTAGGCGGTACTTTATCAAACGTTAGCCTTTCTTCACAAGTTACTGGAATTTTGCCTGTATCCAATGGCGGTATTGGCATTGGGTCATTGTCTTCTGGTTCTTTTGTTATAGGTAATGGAACAAGCGCATTAACCACTGGAGCTTTTGGTGTTAACGCTAATGGCGCATTAACCATTCAAGGCAGTGCAGGTTCTAATAGCCAAGTAATTATTTCTACTGGCGGAGGANCTGTAAACCAATGGTCTAACAGTTTGTCAAACATAGCCATAAACAACCTTTCTGGTTCTGCAAACGTCACTACATTCAACCATTTGGCTCAAGTGTCTGTAACTGCAACTTATGGCAATGCAAGTCTTCCATTACAACCTTTGGGTTTTATTAACTTTGACCTTAACGGCACTGTCGTTAAAGTACCTTATTACTCTGTTTAAATATGGAATTGCAACAACTCTTTGATATTGTGGTAACTATTGCAGGATTTCTTGCTGGATGGGTACTTAACAACATTACTAAAGCTATAGAACGTTTAGACACAGATGTTAGAGCAATGCCACATGATTATGTGACAAAAGAGGACTATCACAGAGACATAGATGAGATTAAAGATATTTGTAAGCAAATCTTCAATAAATTGGACAACAAGGCAGATAAAAGTTGAATTTTGATGATTTATCATATGTTGAATTTGGTGATTTAGAAGGTCTTAAGCGGTTTCAGTTTGAGAACTATCTACAACATCAATTATTCTTTCAAACTTTAAATAGTAAGGGAATATCTACGCCT